ATGGCGGAAAACAGCACGTCCCGGCAGCGGGCGCAGGCCGATGCGCCGCGCGCACCGAAACCCTCAGGCTGGCGCAAGCCGTTCCTGAGTGAACTGGCGGCGACCTCCAACGTAGCAGCGTCGGCCCGCGCGGCGGGCGTCAACCCCTCCACAGCCTATGACGCGCGCCGCGCCGATCCCGAATTCCACCGCAAGTGGCAGGAGGCGCTTTGCGAAGGGTATGAGCACCTTGAAATGAGCCTGCTCCACCGCCTGCGCGAAGGCGAACTCAAGCCCGCAAGCGGTTCCAAGCGCGGCACCCGCATCTTCGACAACGCCACCGCCTTTCGCCTGCTCACCATGCACCGCGAATCGGTGGCCAAGCAGAAAGGCATCAACGAGAACCGCAATGCCGATGCCATCCTTGCCTCGCTCGACGCCAAGCTCGACAAGATGCGCCGCCGTTCGCTCGAAGCAGCCGGACAGCAGGCAGCGGAAGAGGCCGGGAGCACGCATGAGGAAGGCTGATCGTCTCGCCTGGCTCCTCTCGCTCCCCGATGACGAAAGGCTGCGCAATCTCGCCAAACTCACCCCGGCCCAGCGCGAGGAAATGGCGACACACTGGCGGCTCTGGGCGCGGCCCGAGCAAGTCGCGCCGCAAGGCGAGTGGCGCACCTGGCTGGTGATGGCCGGGCGCGGCTTCGGCAAGACCCGCGCCGGGGCCGAATGGGTGCGCGAGATCGCGGGCGCCGATCCCGAAGCGCGGATCGCGCTGGTCGGCGCGTCTCTGGGTGAGGTGCGCGCGGTGATGGTGGAAGGCGAAAGCGGCCTGCTCGCCGTCAGCCCGCCGCGCCGCCGCCCGAAGTTCGAATCCTCGCTGCGGCGGCTGACATGGCCCAACGGGGCGCAGGCGACGCTCTATTCGGCGGGCGAACCTGAATCACTGCGCGGGCCTCAACACAGCCACGCCTGGTGCGACGAGATTGCCAAGTGGGATAATGCCGCAGGCCGCGCGATCAGCGCCTGGGACAATCTGCTGTTTGGCATGAGACTGGGCGATCATCCTCGTCTGATGGCCACCACCACCCCGCGCGCCGTGCCATTGGTCCAGCGCCTGCTGGGCGAACCTGAGCACGACATCGCGATCACGCGAGGCCGCACCGAGGATAACCGCGACAACCTGCCCGGCCGCTACTTGCGCGACATGCGTCGCACGTTCGGCAAGTCCATGCTGGGGCGGCAGGAGCTGGACGGGGAACTGCTGCTCGACATCGAAGGCGCGCTGTGGACGCGCGCATTGATCGAGCAGTGCCGCGAACATGCCGCGCCGAAATGCACCCGCGTGGTGGTGGCGGTCGATCCGCCCGCCACCGCCGGGGGCGACGCCTGCGGGATCGTCGTGGTCGGCCTGGGTGAGGACGGCACGGCCCATGTGCTGGCCGATGCCTCGGTGCGCCGGGCCAGCCCGGAACGCTGGGCGCGCGCCGTGGCGCAGGCCGCCGCCGCCTGGAATGCAGACCGCGTTGTCGCAGAAGCCAATCAGGGCGGCGCGATGGTCGGCAGCGTGCTGCGCGCAGCAGACCTTACCCTGCCCTTGCGCCTGGTTCACGCCAGCCGTGGCAAGGTGGCCCGGGCAGAACCGGTCGCCGCGCTCTACGAAGCCGGTCGGGTCCGCCACGCAGGCACCTTCGCCGCGCTGGAAGACGAGATGTGCGGCCTCATCGCCGGAGGCCGATACGAAGGCCCGGGCCGCTCGCCAGACCGTGCCGACGCGCTGGTCTGGGGGCTGACGGAATTGATGCTGGGCCGCCGAGATGCGCTCAAAATCCGATCAATCTGAACACCTTACCCGTCCTTGAGAAAGGGAAATGATGTCCTTCATCGAAACGCTCGTCGCCGCCTTCAAGGGCGAGAGTGTCCGCGTCCCCTTGGCCCGCGGACCGGCTTCGCCATGGTTCTTTGCCGACGGCGGCGGCGGGCGTGCCCCGTTCGAATATGGCCGCGCCGTCCAGCGCGCCTATCTGGAAAACCCGGTGGCCCAGCGTGCTGTGCGGCTGATCGCGGAAGGGATCGGCGGCGCGCCATTGCAGCCATCCGACGACAAGCTGCTGGCCCTCGTCAACGAGACCAGCGCAGGCCAGTCGCTGCTGGAAACGCTGGCCGCGCACTTGCTGCTCCACGGCAATGCCTATGTGCAGGTCTTGAAGGATGCGCGGGGCCGCCCGGTCGAACTGTTTGCCCTGCGCCCCGAGCGTGTCAGCGTGGTTGCCGGACCAGAGGGCTGGCCGTCGGCCTGGACCTATACGGTCGGCGGACGTCAGATCACCATCCCGGTGCTGGATGAGGACGCCTCGCCCAACCTGATCCACATTCGCGATTTCCACCCCTCTGACGATCACTACGGCGCAGGTTGCCTTTCCGCTGCCGACGAGGCGGTAGCGATCCACAACGCGGCGTCGGAATGGAACCGGCAACTGCTGGAAAATGCCGCCCGTCCCTCCGGCGCATTGCTCTATGAGCCGGGCGACGGCCATCCGCTCTCCTCGGACCAGTTCGACCGGCTCAAGACCGAACTCGCCAGCGCCTTTGCGGGGTCCGGCAATGCCGGTCGTCCCATGCTGCTGGAGGGCGGGCTGAAGTGGCAGGCCATGGCCATGACTCCCGCCGACATGGACTTCGCCACGCTGAAAGCCGCCGCCGCGCGCGACATCGCGCTCGCCTTCGGCGTGCCGCCGATGCTGCTCGGCCTGCCGGGTGATTCGACTTACGCCAATTACCGAGAGGCCAATCGCGCACTCTGGCGCCTGACCCTGCTGCCCCTGTCCTCGAAGATATTTGCCGCACTGTGCGAGGGACTGGCCCCCTGGTTTCCTGCGGCCCGCCTCACCGTCGATCTCGACCGCGTCCCCGCGCTTGCCGAGGATCGCGAGCGGCTGTGGGCGCAGATGAGCGGTGCCGATTTCCTCGACGCGGATGAGAAGCGCGCCCTGCTTGGCCTTCCCGAGCGCACCCCTCAGTCAAAGCATGAAGGGAACAAACAATGAACAACACTGACATGCTCGCCGGGCTGCTCGCTCAGGCGCAGGAGAAGGGCGGCGACATCGTCACCTTGCGCGCCATCGTCGAAGAAGCCAGCGAACTCGGCGCACACCGCACCCTGACGCTGATGGGCCTCGACGACGAGACCGCCCGGCACGACCTCTCCGAATTGCGGCAACTGCTGCAGGCCTGGCGCGACGCCAAGGCCAGCGCCCGCCATGCCGCGATCGGCTGGATGGTGCGCGGTGTTCTCGCCCTGCTGCTGCTGGGCCTTGCTGTCCGCTTTGGCACGAACGGACTGCTCCAGTGAGTGGCCGCTCCCAGTCCGGCCTGCGCTTTGCCGGTTATGCCGCCCTGTTCGGCAAGCGCGATGCGGGCGGCGACGTGATCCGTCGCGGTGCCTTTTCCCGCACCCTTGCCGAGCGCCGCGATCCGGTGCCGCTGTTCTGGCAGCACCGCCCCGAACAGCGCATCGGCTGGATGCGCGCCATCGCCGAGGACGCGCGCGGCCTGCGCGTGATCGGGGAGATCGACAATCCCGAAGGCGCGGCGGGCCTGGCGCTCAAGCGCGGCGCCGTTTCCGGCCTCTCGTTCGGCTACCGCGCCACCGGCGCGAAGCGGACGCTCGAGGGCCGCGAACTCTACGACATCGAACTGTTCGAAGTCAGCCTGGTCACCCACCCGATGCAGTTCGGGGCCCGGGTCCACCTGATCCACCGACACCACCGACTAACCCAGCCGCCCGGCGCGGCCTCCCAAGAAAGGTGAATGCCCCATGGACATCAATCCCCCGGTCGAGACGCTCGACTCGTCCTTTGATCTTGTGTCCCGACAGGACGCGACCGAAGCCGCCGTGGAAACCCTGCGCAGTGACGTCGAGGACGTGAAATCGCGCCTCGACCGCGTCAGCCGCGCCGCCGCGCGCCCGATGATCGAAGGCATGGCCGGTGCCGCAGCCGCCAGCCCCGAAGTCAAGGGCTTCGTCGACGGCTATCTGCGGCGTGGCCGCGATACGGAACTGAAGTCAATCTCCGGCGTGGTCGCGGCAGACGGCGGCTATGCGGTCCCGCGCGAGATCGACGCGATGATTTCCGCCCGCCTCAAGAACATCAGCCCGATCCGCTCGATCGCACAAGTCGTACAAACCGGAACGGCAGGCTATCGCAAGCTCATCACCACCGGCGGCGCGGCGTCGGGGTGGGTGAGCGAAACCGGGGGGCGCATTGAAACCGCGACGCCCTCTTTCGCCGAGATCGCACCGCCCTCCGGCGAGCTTTACGCCAACCCGGCGGCAAGCCAGTTCATGCTTGATGACGCCGCGTTCGATGTCCAGTCCTGGCTGGCCGACGAAATCGCGATGGAGTTTGCCCGGGCCGAAGGTGCCGCCTTCATCAGCGGCAGCGGCACCAACCAGCCCAAGGGCTTCCTGGGCGCACCGACCGCCGCCACGGCCGACGGTGTTCGCGCGTTCGGCACGCTGCAGTTTGTCGTTTCGGGCAACGCTTCCGGCTTCGATACCGCACCGGAGTTCAAGCTGATCGACCTTGTTCACTCGCTCAAGGGCGGCCACCGCCAGGGGGCAAGCTGGGTGATGAACTCCAAGACTTTGGCGGTGGTGCGCAAGCTCAAGGCTGCCGACGGCTCGTTCCTGTGGCAGCCGGGCCTGATGGAAGGCCAGCCCAACCGCCTGCTGGGATATCCGGTGGTCGAGGCCGAGGATATGCCCGATGTCGCCGCAAACGCCTTCCCTATCGCCTTCGGCAACTTCCGCGCGGGCTATCTGATCGCCGAGCGCAGCGCGACCTCGATCCTGCGCGATCCGTTCACCAACAAGCCGTTCGTCCACTTCTACGCGACGAAGCGCATCGGCGGGCAGGTGCTCGATTCCGACGCGATCAAGCTGCTGAAGATCTCGGTCTGA